GGGGAGCCATGTTCGCGCTGGCTCGCGTGCTGCACGAAGGCGCTGAAAAGTACGGCGAGGAAAACTGGCGCCTGGTGCCGATCCGTGACCATCTGAACCACATGCTGGCCCACGTCAATGCTTATCTGGCGGGGGACAAGCAGGACGAGCACTTGGAGCACGCCTTCTGCCGCGCAATGATGGCGGTGGCGCTGCATCTGCAGGAGGCGAATGATGGTGAAAAGTCTGATCCAGCAGCTCAATGAAATGGCGAAGCGCGAAGCGCCCAAGCAACCGGCCAAGTGCGTCGGGTGCGTCTGGGGTCGGTTCGAGGGAACTGTCCAATTCTGCATCAAACAGAAATGCGTGAAAGACTCCTGACTGCACAAGCGGTCGTTTTCGTTGATGCCGATCCTGGTTGTGCGTTGCTGACCCGGTGCGTGGTCGGGCATACGCGCACCGGTAATGCATGGTGACGGACATGCATTACATCGCTCGCACAGCTCATACCCGCCTCCTGGGCAGTCTCGACCGCAGGGACGAAAGGATCGGCTCGCGGCGGCGTGGGCGCGGCCGAAGTAACAGCGCCCATCACAAAACGAAAAGTCCGGGGGTGCTTCCCCACGGACTTGCCCCCCATCGTATCATACATTGTCCGAAAATGGAAGATGATGTATGATGGCGGTGGGAGGGATTAAACATGGACGCAGAACAAAGGGCGGAACTTGAAAAATGGAAAGAGGAATTGGTTGCGCAAATCAATGAACTTGAGAAGAAGTTGGATGACCTAAGAAAAGAAGTACATGCACTAAGCATCCGAAAGGATGTAGTTCAGCGGGTTGTAATGAGATATAGCGACAGCAAATCAATCGATGAATTCAAAGAGGAGTTTTACAACCCCATCAAAGAGCAATATGAGGATAAATATAAAAAACTCGCGCAACTTGAAGAGGAAACGACAACTCGAAAGAATTTTCTCAATGCAATTTTGAGTGAAATTATGATGTTATTGAAAAGTTGATTGCGCCTTCTGGCGCTTTTTCTTTTGAGGTGGTGATCATGAACTTCGTCCAACCGATCCGGGATAAACGGGTTGTCGAAGCAATCCGCGATTATCTCCGGTTACGTAGTGAGCGCGATTATCTTCTGTTCAGTCTGGGGGTATATAGTGGACTTCGGGTTTCGGATCTGCTAAACCTCCGGGTCCGGGATGTGCGGGGAACTCATGTTGAGATCGTCGAGAAGAAAACGGGAAAGCGCAAGCGGTTCCTCATTCATCCGGAAGTCAAAAAGGACCTAGACAAATACATCGAGGGCAAGCACGATCACGAATTCCTGTTTCCGTCCAGGCAGCGAAAAAAATCGAATGGGCTGCCGAACCAGCCTGTTGACCGCGCCACGGTGTACAAGATGCTGAACAAGGCGGCGCGCAAGTTCGGGTTGAAAAACATCGGCTGCCACACGATGCGGAAGACGTGGGGTTACCACCTTTACATGGACAATCCGAGAAACCTCGCGTTATTAATGCAAATGTTCAATCACAGCTCCGAAACCATCACTTTGATGTACCTTGGACTCACGCAGGATATGATGGATGCAGCAATTTCCAAATTGAGTTACGCATAATCCGGCCCATGTTGCACTCGCAACATTTGGGAGCCGGTTTTTTTATGTTGCACTGCGGAAAATCGAGAAAATGACGAGTGCAACAGAATATAGGGTGTGTTGCATGGATTTAACAGAAATTGTGGTGTTGTGAGAAGTGAAGAAAGTTGGGGGCGGGAAACTGTAAAAAGCTGTTTTATAACGCGACGTTACGAAAACCCCGTCGCGTTGGCACAAACTCAAATCATCAGAGTGAGCGTGGTAACAGGTGGAAGACTTGATCGAACGCATGGAGGCGCTGGCGTCCGGCGAGTGCGGCGATATTGAGGCAAACCACGTAAAGGCGGATGAAATTCTTTGCGAGGCCCTGCGGCGGCTTGGACAGGATCGACTGGTTGAGTTATTTGAGAAAGTCGAAAAGTGGTACGCATAGCCGCGACGGGTCAGATTGAAGTCAGCACCATAGGAGGACGTGAGATCCCTACGGTTTTTTCGGAGGTGGGGTGGATGTAGTGGCCAGACAACGCAGCACCAACCGTGCCTTAGCGCTCAAGATGTGGCTGAAGAGCGGCCGGCAGATGAAGCTGAAAGACATCGCCGCCGAACTTGGCGTTTCAGACGTCCAGGTGCGCCAGTGGAAGTACCTGGACAAATGGGACGAGATCCCCGCCAAGCGGCCACGTGGTGCGCCGAAGGGAAATAAGAACGCGAAGGGGAACAAGGGCGGCGGCGCGCCAAAGGGTAACAAGAACGCGCTCAAGCACGGGCTGTATAGCAAGTTCCTGCCGCAGAACCAAGAGTTCCAGGAGCTTCTTGCGATCGTCTCCGAAATGGACCCGCTGGACATGCTGTGGCACGCGGTGGAAATCGCGTTTGCAAAGTTGCTGTGGGCGCAGCGGGTGATGTTCGTTACCGGCAAGGACGAGATGATCAAGGAGCTGAAAAAGAAGAAAGTCACATCATTTGGCGGCGAAGATGGCGGCTATACCGATGAGACGGAGTGGGAATTCCAGTTCGCTTGGGATCGCCAGGCGACAGATATCAAGGCTTATGCGGCGATCGCCAAGGAATTCCGAGCCGCTGTCAAACAGTTCCTTGCCGCGGCACCAGAGAACGACGAACGCCGCTTGAAACTCGCGCTTATGGAGGCGCAGGTGGAGAAGATCAACGCCGAAACTGAAAAGGTCAAAGGCGGCGGCAAGAATCCGGAGGCTGAAAACTGGATTGACGCACTGAAGAAGGTTGCGGAAAGCCGGCGGGCGCAGGTGAATGGTGATGGGTAAGAAGGCAAGTGCGCTGGATGTGCTCGTCGATCTCATAGACCTGTACTGGGACGATCCGGTTGCCTTCGCGGTCGATATGCTTGATTTTGAACCTGACGACTGGCAGCGGGAAGCCATGATGGACGTCGCTAAGCACCCGCGTGTTAGCGTACGATCCGGTCAGGGCGTCGGGAAAACAGCCTTCATGTCGGCTATCATCCTTTGGTTCCTGTGCTGCCGACCAAATCCCAAGGTCGTCTGCACGGCGCCGACGCGGCAGCAGCTTCATGACGTGCTGTGGGCGGAAGTGGCCAAGTGGTTGGAGAGTTCGAAGATCAAAAACTTGCTAAAGTGGACCAAGACGAAAATATACATGATTGGCCACGAGGAACGCTGGTTCGCAACCGCCAGGACAGCGACGAAGCCCGAAAATATGCAGGGCTTCCACGAAGACTACATGCTGTTCATCGTCGATGAGGCGTCCGGGGTGGCTGATCCGATCATGGAAGCGATTCTCGGCACGCTATCCGGCCCCGAAAACAAGCTGCTGATGTGCGGAAACCCTACTCGGACGAGTGGGGTTTTTTATGATTCGCACAACCGGGACCGGGCGAAATACCGCACGCACAAGGTCGACAGCCGCGACAGCAAGAGAACGAGTCGCGAGAACATCCAGATGCTGATTGACAAGTACGGTGCCGACAGCGATGTCGTGCGCGTGCGGGTGTACGGTGAGTTCCCGAAGGCCGAATCCGATTCCTTTATCCCGCTTGAACTCGTCGAGCTGGCCGCGAACGCAAGCGTCGAACCCAAAGGAGACACGCTCCACTTGGGCGTGGACGTAGCGCGGTTTGGCGATGACGAGACGGTTATCGCGCCGAGGATCGGTATGAAGGTTTTCCCGCTGCATTGCTACCGGAAACAAGACACGATGGTCACGGCCGGCTGGGTCATCGCGACGGGGAAAGAGATGATGCAGCGGTTCCCGCAGCTTCGCCGTGTGCTGATCAAGGTTGACGACACCGGCGTTGGCGGTGGCGTCACTGACCGGTTGAACGAGGTGATCCGCGAAGATCGCCTATACGACTGGACGGTCGTACCGGTCAACAACAGCGGCAAGCCGACGTCCGACGAGGATGAGCATTACGAGAACCGCGGCACCGAAACCTGGGCGACGGTCCGGGATCTGCTACAGGAAAGCTTCTCGCGGCACATGCGGGGAGAAGCGCCGACGATCGAGCTGCCGAACGACGACCGGCTGATCGCGCAACTGTCGCAGCGCAAATACCGAATGACGAGCCGCGGAAAACTGGCGCTGGAGCGAAAGGAAGACATGAAAAAGCGCGGTTTGGACTCGCCGGACCGGGCGGATGCCGTCGTGTTGGCGTTCGTGGAAGAGCAGAGCATGCCGTTCAGCAGCCAACGTCCGGCGGGCTGGTGATTATTCTTGAAAGGGGTGATTCCTCTGACGATCCAATACGAGCGCAAGCAGTTTCCACCGCCACCGTTCGACGCCGAGGTCGCCGAGGCCAATTTCTATCGCAAGCTGTATGATGGCGACCATGCCGACATTTTCCCACGGGCTCGCCTTGCGGGTCGAGATAAGCGATACCGTTGGCGCCGGAAATCACTGAAAGAGTGGGAACGAGTCGAGGAGACCGTCGAAAGCGGCGTGCCGTACATCGTGGTCAACTTCGCCGGCCTGATCGCGGAACTGCCGGCCGACCTGCTGAACCGCGCGCTCGGCAACATCTCGGCCGACTCGGAAAATGATCCAGAACTCGAATTCGTATCGGGCGTCGTCGAAGCGTCGAAGGTCGGCGCAAGTCTGTGGGCGGCCGTCACGCAGCACCAGGTCGACGGTATGGTCGCGTATCGCATCCGTCGCGATCCTGTGCGCGGAAGGACATGGTTCGAATGGGTCACACGCGATATGTTCTTTCCGCACCAAGACGGGCTCGGCGCTGACATCGCATGGATCGAGAACCGCGGCGACTCCGACAAACCGAAAATGTATCTTCGCGTCGAACGGCATCGCCTGACCGAAACCGGCCTGACCGTTCAGCAGATGGTTTTCCGGATGGAAGGCGATGCCGTCGCCGAGAGAATGGACGTGCAGGAATATGCGCGGCAATACAATGTCGAGATTCCGGAGGATATGGAGCTTGCCGGCGTGACCGAGCTCATGTGCGGCATGGTGACGAACGATGAAACGCTCGAACGGCCGCGTGGTCGGTCGGCACTCCGGAACGTCGCCGTTATCCAGGAGGAAATCAACTGGACCATCACCCGGGACGCCGTAGTGTTCGAAAAGCACGGCAAGCCGAAGCTCGCGATCCCCCGGTCTCTTTGGGATACCGTGGCCCGAACAAATCATGAACACTATGGCGCGTTTTTCGTCCGGAACGCCGACCTTGAGGTCGTCAGTTACGACGAAAACAAAGGTGCCGTGCCGCAATACATCACGTGGGATGCGAAGACGCAGCAATCGTTTGAGCATGTGAACAGGCTCATCAAGTACATGCTCGCGATCACGAAGACGTCGCCGCAGGCCGCGGGCCTTGAGCCTGGATCAGGATCGTCGGCCATTGCGCTCCTCTACCTCTGGATTCAAAGCGTAATCAAGGCCGAGGCAATCAAGGCGAAGTTCGACACGGCGATCAAGGATGCCGTCCGCAAGTGCATCATACTCGAAAACGCGCTCGGCGGAACGCAGTACGAGGTCAAGGCGCCGGTCATCGAGTGGGGCGACATGCTGCCGAAGGCCGAGGAAGAGCAGAACAAGGAAGAGCGGGCAAACTACGAAGCCGGCGTGCAATCGCTCGAGACAACGGTTCGTCGCCTGCACCCGGATTGGTCGGAAGAGGCGATCGAGGAGGAAATTCGCAAGATCCAGGACGAAAAGGCAGTCGATTCGCTGAACCCGACATACACACAGCCGCCGCGGGTGACGCTGGAGTGATGAGCCATGCCATCTGTCGAGGAACTGATCGCGCTTTATACCCGCGCGGACGAACGTTTGCGTGCCTTGGTGCAGTCGCTCGAGGAAGGATCGCTTTCCCGCCGGCGCAAGGAAGAGCTGCTGCGGCAAATCGAGGCGATCATCGCCGACCTGACCGACGAGGCTGGAAACCAAATGGCCGGAATCGTGAGTGAGTCGTACCGTGCCGGCGCATCGGAGGCCGTTAGCGGCATGATACAGGCCGGCATGGCGCGGGAAGCGATCAACAGCACGCTCAAGCCCCTCATCCACCAGCGTGCGGCACAGGCGATCATGGACGAGGCGTTTTACTCGATCCTCGAGGCCAGCGACAACATGAGCGCGGATGCGAAGTGGCGCGTCGAAGAGGCCGTCAGGCGGGCGAATGAGCGGTCGCTGCTGACCGGCATGAGCCGCCGAGAAGCGACGCATCAGGCCGTCGCCGAGCTGAACCAGCAGGGCATCACCGGCATCGTAACCCGGAACGGCGCCCGGGTGCCGGCCGACAAGTACATGACCGGCGTGATCCACTACCACCAGCGCAAGGCGCACGTCACCGGTGCCGAGAACATGATCGTACAAAACGGCATCGACCTGGTCTACGTGAACTACGTCGGCATCACGTGCGAGCTGTGCGCGAAGTATCAGGGGCGCGTCTATTCGATCAGCGGGCGCGATCCGCGGTTCCCGAAGCTGGAAGTGCGACCGCCGTACCATTCACACTGCGTCCACTCAATCAGCGCATGGATCGAGGAATACACGCCGGCGGACGAGGTTGAGAGGATGATCCGGCAGTCCAACAGGCCGTTCGTCGACAACCGGACCGAGGCAAACATCCGGCGGTATGAGCGCATCCAGCGCGAGAAGTCGCGGAAAAACGAGACGCGCAAGCAATGGATCAGGTACAAGGCTGTTCTGCCGGACGAAACACCCGATCTTCGGACGTTCGCCAGCATGAAGGCGCGGAACACGAAGGCGTATCGGGAATTGCAAGAGGCATACAGACGGATTAACTCTGAAATCAAAAAGGGGATGAACTGAAATGGCTCTTTATCGCAAGAAACCCATTATGGTTGAAGCTCATCGGTGGTTCAAGAATGGTGATCACCCGGAAGACCAATGCCGAATCATAAAAGACTCCGAGGGGAACGAGTTCAAAAGCGAAGGCAAGGTCGTCCGGTACTATCGCCATCCGTACGTACGCGGCGATCAGGTATGCGGTTATTGCGGCCATGCGATGCATGATCATGGCTGGATCGATACGCCGGAGGGAGGCCACACGGTCTGCCCGGGAGATTACATCATTCGCGGCGTAAATGGCGAATTCTACCCGTGTAAACCTGACATCTTCGTAAAAACGTATGAGCCGGTCGAGGGTGCTGTAACATGAGCGCCGTCATTCTCACGGAGGAAGAGCTTCGCGCCAAATGTGCGGAGTGGCAAAAAATTCTGCGGCTGCAGGATTGGATCGTCGACGTTTCGATATGCCGCGAGCGTGACATGCAAAACAACGGCTGTTGCGGTGAGGTCGAGTGGACGCTCGAGAAACGCATGGCGCAAGTTCGGATTCTCGATCCTGTCGATTATCCCGAGAGGGCAATGGAAGGGCATGACATGGAAGAGACGCTGGTCCATGAATTGCTGCACCTCCACATGGCGCCGTTCCGGCCGGATCGATCGGATGAACTTCGATATTGCGCGATGGAGCAGGCGATCGACGCAATCAGCCGCGGGCTTGTGGCGTTGAAAAGGCAGGCAGACAGAGGAAACGACCACACTTTTGGTATCCCCGAGAAACTGAAAGTCATGACTGAGGGCGGAAAAGAAGTGGATATTGTGAGGCTTTAAACTGTCATAACGGGCCCCGGATGAGACTTCCGCGGGCCCTTTTTCATGACCAACACGCCGTGAAGTCGTTAAAAGCTCCGGCGGAAAAACAGCCGACCCAGGCTTAAAAACGGAGGTTTGATCGAGCATGAAGGACTTTCTCGAACAACGGTTCCCGCTGCCGATGAACCTGCAACTGTTCGCCGGCGAAGGTGGGGACGACGGCGGCGGAGACGGCGCAGACAACGGTGGTGACGACGGCGGTCAAACTCAAGAACCCAAAGGTGAAGGAAAGAAGCACTTCACCCAAGAGGAACTTGACCAGCACGTCAAATCCCGCCTGGATCGCGCCAAGAAAGCCGGCCAACAGGCGCTTGCAAAAGAGCTTGGTTTCGATTCGGTCGAGGCTTTGAAGGCGGCCTTGAAGCCCGCGAGCGGCCAAGGCGACGACAAAAGCGCCGGCTCGATCGACATCGAAAAGCTGCTGGACGAGCGCCTGAAAGAGCAGGCCGAAAAGACGTTCCAACGCCTGCTTACCGCCGAGGTAAAGATCGTGGCGAATGAACTCGGGTTCGCCGACTGGGAGGACGCCTTGAAGCTCGCGGACTTGTCGAAGTGCAAAGAGAACGACAAGGGCGAGATCGAGGGCGTAAAAGAAGCGCTCGAGGCGCTGGCCAAGAAGAAGCCGCACCTGTTGAGGCAGAAACCTGGTGCCGGCCGCTTCGGCGCAGACGTCCGAAACTCCCCGGACGAAAAGAAGAAGTCTCTCGAAAAAATCATTGAACTCGCCAAAAACCGCGGTGTCGCAACCAAACCCGAAAACGACCCGTGGGCCAAGAAATGACGGAGGTGTAAAAGCACATGCGACTGCAACCGAAGGAGCAGTTCATCGTCGACGACGATTACGAAATCCTGGCGTCGCTGGAAGTCGTCCGCGAGGTGACGAACGGCATCACCATCGACTCGTCGAAGGTGCCGGCAGATTCCAACGGCGACAAGATCATCAAGAAGGGCATGCCGATGGCGAAGTTGGCTAACGGCAAATACGTGCCGTACAACCCGGCAGGAAACGACGGCAGCGAAAACCCGTCGGTCATCCTGAAACGGACGGTGAACGTCCGGGATGGCGACCACATCGTCGGTGCTTTCGAGGTGGCCAAGGTGATTGCTGCACGAATCCCGGTCACCGTGGACGACACGCTGCGGCAAAAGATGCCGCACATTGTCTTTGCTTAATTTCGACAGAAGGGGATGAAATGGAATCATGGCAGACGAACTGTTGATGCTGGAAGAAGCGCTGTCGGGCGAAGAACTGCTCGTATACGCGCGCAACCTTTCGATTCCGAACGACTATCTGCATGAAACGTTGTTCCCGTCCCGGCAGACGGATGAACTGACGGTGGACGTCATCGTGAGCGAAACTCGCCTTCCGGTCATGGCGCAAATTGCCGCGCTGGGCACGGAAACGAAGTACGGTTCGCGTGAAGGCATGAAGGGTCAACGTGTGGAAATCCCGAAGATTCAACGCGGCCGCTGGATGGACGAAAAACTGGTCCGTCTGCTCTTGATGGCAGCTCAAGGCGGCGGCCTGCGTCGGCAAGAAGTCGCGCAAATCATTCGCGAACAACTGAATGATGTTCAGTACCTCGTTGACGGCATCCGTGCGCGGAAGGAATGGATCGCCATGCAGGCCGTGTCGCTTGGCGTCGTGGACTATTCCGAAGGCGATGTGCATGTGCATGTCGACTGGGGCTACACGCCGGAGCAAAAGCCGGTTCTGTCCGGCACGAGCCTGTGGAGCGACACGGAAAACAGCCGGCCGCTGGAAGACATTCAGAACTGGCGGAACTACCAGGCAGATCGTGGCGTGCGACTGACGCGTGCTTTCACAAGCCAGCGCGTTCTGTCGTATCTGCTGCAAAACCTGTCGATCCGCCGGCAATACTTCGGCAATCCGAGCGGCACGGCACAACCGCCGCAACTGAACCGAGAGCAACTGAACGCCGTGTTGGAGTCGCTCGACCTGCCGCGGATCATCGCGTACGACACGCAAGCACGCGTTGAACTCGATGGGCTGGAAAACGGCAGGCCGAAATACCAGACGCTCCGCATGGCGCCGGACGACCGGTTTGTCATGCTTCCGGAAGGTCCGCTCGGGAACTATCTGTGGGCGACGTCCACGGAGGAACTCATGGACGGCATCGAAGCGGAGGCCACAGGCGATATGGGGATTTACGTATATCGAGACTTGGTGTCGAAGCACCCGATCAAAGTCCGCACAGTCGCCGTGAACCTGGCCTTCCCGGTGTTCCCGTACGCGGATTCCGTCATGTCGGCAAAGGTGATCTGATGAAGGGCGCCCTTCGGGGCGCTCTTTCTCTTGGAAAGGGTGACGAAACGTGGATCTGAAGGTGAAAGGCGTCGTCAAGCACGACGGCGTTTGGTACCGGCCCGGGGATGTCATCAAAGACGTAAAACCCGAATACGCCAAGCGCCTTCTCGATTCCGGGATTGCCGAGGTTGCGGCAGAACCGGTTGAGCAGCAGTATCAGGCGGCAGAAAAAGCGACGAAGGGCAAGGGAAGCAAGAAATCCGATGATGACGGCGGGTGATCGCCATGCCTACCGTTCACGAGGTCGGCGATTGGATCGCGGGGAACCTGCTGGATTCCGAAGCGTGGGATAAGGCAACCGATCAGAAACGCGCTGTGGCTGTCGCGCAGGCCGTCAGGAACCTTTCGCGGTGGTACCCCGATACAAATGTCTTCTCCGTCGAAATCGTCGCTCTGCAGGCCGTCTGGGAGCTTCAGGGGCTTGACCCGGCACTGAAGTATCAGAAGCACGGAGTAAAAACCGTCAATGACGGCGGTGAGTCGGTAACCTACAAGGACGACGTGGAACGCCCGGCGCTCTCGCCCGTTGTGCGTGAAATTCTCGGCCCGACAGCGGAAGAACTGGCCGTGCAGCAGCAGTTTGGCGGTGTGCTGATATGAGCCTGTTCGGGTACCCGGCGAAGGTGGTGCATTATCACTCCGAAAAGGACGACTGGGGACGGCCATTGCCCCCGACAGCTACCGAAAAAGCCGCCAAGGTGGAAGAGGAACAGCGCCTGATTCGCAACGCCCGCGGTGAGGAAGTCCAGATCGCCTATACCATCCACCTGGAAGGGCCGCACGCGATCGGTTTCGACGACTACTTCGAATATACAAACAAGCTTGGCGTGACCGTTCGGTGCGATGTGGCGCACTTCGAAGCGAAGAAGTATCTCGGGACCGACGACGTGAAGAAGGTGATCGTCTATGGCCGGCCGCAGCAGTTTTGAGATTCGGCTCGACGGACTTGAGGCGATCATCGAAAACCTGGACCGGATGGAGCGCGAGCTGGATCAACGGATCGAAAAGAAGTTGGTGACGCGGGCCGAGAAGGTAATTCACGATGGAAAACGTTTGGCTCCGCTTGACACAGGCGATCTGGAAGCTGCGCTGGTTGTTGGTGAAGTCCAACGAACAGGCGAGGGCATGCACATCGAACTTGGCGCCAGCCCAGAAGTCGACAGCTACTCCGTCGTCCAGCATGAGGGGTTCATGCACACCAAAGACGGCCGGTTGGTCGAACTCACGCCGGGCGAGAAAACACGCAGTAAGGGCATGTACAACGGGTATGCGCCGGGCAAAAAGTTTCTCGAAAACGCCTTGAAGATGAACGAACAGCCGTTCTTCGACGACATGGCGGATGTGCTGAAGGGGTGACCCGCGATGCTCGCGAGCGATCTGATCGCGTATCTGACGGCCGCTGGTTTTACCGTATACCCGGATCCAAACTTCATTCCGGCCGACCTGCCAGAAAACAAATACCCGTGCCTTTTCGTTTTTGGAACCGGCGGGTCTGCACCGCATGAGTATGTGCCGACTGAACGCCCGACGTTTCAAGTGATCGTGAAAGGCAAGTCGTACAAAGCCAATCCCGCCAACATGGCTTCGACTGAAGAACTTGCCAAAAACCTGATCCAGCACCTGCACCGCCGGGCAAACTTCAAGGTCGGCGAAGCGAATGTCTTTTCTTGTCTGGCACTTCAATCCAACCCGATCTATCTCGGGCTGGACAGCGGCGACAGGCCAATGTATTCAACCAATTTTGTGTTCTTCACAAGGGGGAATGATCCGTGGCTGACGTGACGAAGGTTTACGCCGGTCCCGCTATTTTCGAGTGGGGCATCGACGAGCAAGGCCAGCTTGAAACGGATGGCATCATCATCGACGTGACACAGGGCGGCCTCACGTTCACGACGACGACAAACTACTTTGAACCGACCGTCGACCAGTTCGGCACGGCGCCGGTCAAGTCGATCGTGACGGGGGTTGTCGGTGCGATCAACTTCGAGACGCCGGACATCGACTTCGAAAAGGTCGTGAAGTTCAACCCGAACGCGGACAAAATCGTCGACGGCACCGATTCGCAAAAGGTCAAATATGAGGTCTACGGCCTTGCCGGCAAGGAACTGCCGCGCCGGCGTGCTGTCATCAAGCCGCTTGGCGTTAATGATCCCAGCCGGTTCATCTACATCGAATCCTGCGGCATCAAGTTCGACATGAACGCCGCTTTCACGGTCGACAACAACCTGCGTTTCACGATTTCCGCCACCGCGTATCCGAGCACCGACCCGGCCAAGTTCGGGTTGCTCTATACGTGGGGCGACATCACAGCAACGGCAACGCCGTAACAAAAGAGGGGCCACGCGGCCCCTCTCTCATTTATCCCAAAGGGGGCATAGTGATGTTTTCTCTTTTCAAGCAAGACCGCGTGTGGCTTGGAAAAAAGCAAGTCGAGATCCCGAAATTGACACGTGCGCGACTGAAAAAGCTGACCGAACATATTGGCACGATCGGGGATTTCCTCGTCAAACTGTTCCTGACTCCCGAAAATGAACGGGCGGTGTTCATTGTGGCCGCCGCCGACGTTGCGATAGATGAAATCTACGAACTGACATCGCTTTTGAGCGACCTTCCGATCGAGTACCTGGACGAGCACGCTTCGATCGCGGAATGCACGAACTTCCTGCGCCTCACGTGGGAAAGGAATGACATGAACGCAGCGCTGGGAAACTTGAGCGGCCTGATTCCGCCCGTGGCTCAGGAGTTCGTCCGGAGCATAATCAAACGGGTGGAACAGGCCGGCGCATAACCGCTGACGAGTTCGTGCTTCACTGCTGCGCGATTCTCGGAAAGACGCAGTACGAGATCGAAAACGAGTACGCGTGGATCGACCTTCCGGAACTTCTGCGGATCCGTGACGAACAGCGGGCGAGGGAACTGTTTGAACTTCTCGACGTCTCGATGTTCCCGCACGTCGCGGATAAAAGGGCACGTGAAGAGATCGTCGAACGCATCAAGCGGCGGCTTCCCAAACCGCCGTCTGAACCGCCGAAGTCGGCGGAAGAACAGTATCAAGCGTTGCTCATGCGGATGAAGGCAGGTGGATAGAAGATGACGGTGCAGATCGGCGAACTGCGTGCGCGGCTGACGGCCGAGGCTAACCAGATGAAACAGGAAATCCGAGCTGTAAAGCAGGAGTTTGCCGGGCTCGGCGAGCAAAGCAAAAAAACTGCTGCCGAGATGGACAAAATCGCGGCGACCAGAGAACGGATCAACATTCTCACCCAAACCCTGGAAAACGTAAACGCCAGGATCGAGATTCAGAGAAAAAAGCTTGAAGAACTCAGGAAAAGCTATGATGCCACGTTCAACGAATCGCGCCGGACAAAACTCCAAGAGCAAATCCTTAGAACAGAAGCCGCTCTGATTAAGCTCATCCAAACGTCCGACAGAACGGCTAAGGAGATTTGGGAGCTGGAAGACAGCCTCAGCGCGGCGAACGAGGAAATGAAGGAAACCAGCACCCAAACCAGCCGTGCGGCAAGCTCATTGCAAGGATTTTCGTCCGCCATCGCCGCGCTCGGGGCTGGCGTCGCGTTTAACCGGCTGAAAAACACGATCACAACGCTGGCTGACGAAGCGCACCGACTGTCAATGTCGTACAGCGGTCTGGCAGAAGTCGCACGCGCGACCAACGTCAACGTTGAAGCCGCCATCGGACTTGCCGAAGAACTCGCCGATCGCTGGGGGCTGAACCGCGCTGTCCTGGCCGACACCGTCAAAACCTACTTAACTGCAGGCCTTACGCTGGAGCAGACGCGCGACATCATCATCGCAACCGCCGACGCCGCGGTGTACAACCGCGAGGCGCATTTGCAATGGGACGAAGCGATCCGCCAAGTCGCGCAAGGAATTAAGATGGGCAACTCCAACCTGACAGATGCGGCCGGAATCACGACGAACCTTTCCGTGATGTACGAGCGCTACGCAAAAACGATCGGCAAGACGGCCGCGACGCTGACAGAGGCGGAAAAAGTACAGGCAGCTTACAACGGCATCTTGCAAGAGGCTGCAATGTTCGCAGGCAATGCCGACAAGGCCATGACCGGATATACCGGCACGCAAGCAACGTTTAACCAGACGCTTACCGAAGCGCGTCTGGAACTGGGCGAGGCGTTCTTGCCCGTTCTTGAAGACCTATTGGAGACCGTTACGCCCGTCATCCGGGAGTTTGCGACGTTTGCTGAAGGCAATAAGGAGTTGGTGGCTGGTATCGCGGCAGCGACGACGGCTGTAACTGGTTTTATTGCTGTTATCGGTGCGCTGTCGGCGGCGTTTCTCGCGTTGAATGCGGCGATGGGGCCAGTTGGCCTTGCGATCGTTGGCATTGGTGCATTGATAACCGGCACGATTGCATACAGTGCTGCAGCGGATGCCGCAGCCGGATCCGTATGGAAGTTCGCTGAGAGTCAGGAGGAGCTGAACAAAAAACTGAGTGAATCGCCGCTCAAAATGACATCCAATGACCTAAGAAATCTTCAGGATGACATCAAAACACTGAACAATTTGCTGGAGCGGCGGAAAGAACTCGAGGAGCAAATTAACAAGCTAAGAGGGGATCCGCGTTCGATGGCGCAAGCGCGCGCCGTCACAGCCGAGGTTCAGGAACTGAACAAGTTGAATCGGGAATTGCAAAAAGTGGACGAACAACTTGCGAAACTCGGCATTGACACGCCGGAAAAGGCAGCCTTTGCCCTGCGCAAAATGGAACAGGCGGCCCGGGAATCCCTTGGAGCGATCGTTGCGCTCACCCGGGAATCCATGCGTGAGACAGCAGCACACGTCGAAAATCTGTCGAAGCTGAAGGAACTGACCCGCCAATACGAGGAGCTTAACAGGCAGGCGAGGCTGACCGAGGCACAAAAAGCGCAGTTGGCGCAGGTTGTCGAATCGCTGAAGAGAGAGTATCCGGATCTCATCGTGCTTTTGGACGAAGAGAACCGCTGGCACATCAAAAACAAGGAAGCGCTGGACGAGTACATCAAGGCCGAAGAAAACCGGGTGAACGCTTCGGCCGAGGCGGCAAAGCGGACGCTGGAGATCGCCAAGAAAGAGGCCGAGGAAAGGGTTCGGCTCGCCCGGGAACGGCTGAAGGCGATCGAAGAACTGGAGAAGGGGCAGGAGCCGCAGTTCCGTCCCTTTGTTTCTGAGGAAATGAGAGGGTTCCTGACGGCCCAACGCGAGAGGGCTGTCGAGGCGACGAAAAAGGAACTGACCAATATCATCAATCAGGGTCAGTTTGATATCAACGAAGCAGCAAAAGCGATCGACGCTCTGACTGTAAAGGACTGGAGCCAGTTCAGGTCGTCGCCGTTCAGCAGCACGACCACAACGGAGAAACCCGGTAAACAAAAAACGCTGGAAGAGATCCAGCGCGAACAGTACCAGGCGGCGCTTGCGTGGATCCAGTACCGCCGCGATCTAAACCGAATGAGCGAGCAAGAAGAACTCGCCGCCTTGAACCGCCTGCTGGAGCGATTCCGCAAAAACCAAGAGATTCGGCGTGATATCGAGGTTCGGATTTACCGGCTCAAGGAGCAGATGGCCAAGAAGTCGTTCGACGCGTCCGTTGAGTGGATCGAAAAAGAAGAGGATCGCATGGTCCTGGCCGGAAAAACCGAACAGGAAATCATCCAGATGAAGATGGACGCGTGGACGCGCCTGCGGAATCGCTACGCAAAAGACACAGAGTTTTACAAGCGCGCCGACGAGCAACTGCGGAAACTGCAGATCGAGAACCTGAAGCTGGTCCAGAAGGCGGAGGAAGAGGCAGCCAAGGAACGCGAAAAGCGCCAAAAAGATGTCACCAAATCAGTTCTGGCTGAAATTGAGAAGGCAAAGAAGGCTGAACTCGACGCCCTGGACGAGCGCCGGCGGGAAATTCAAAAGTTCTACGACGATCAGCTTGAAGCGATCGACGATTCGGAGCGCCTCAAGGAGCGCAACGAGCTGATTGCGGAGATGGAGAAGTACCGCTTCGCAACGTCCGAAAAAGGCCAGAAGCATTTCCAGGAACTGCAGGAAAAACTTCGGCAAATGGACGTTGAGGATCAGAAGCGGAATCTCAAAAAGCAACGCGATCAGGAACTTGAAGCACTCGACCGGCGCAAACGCGACATTGAATCCTGGTACGATGACCTCCGTGAGGCGACGGAGAACTTCACGGGCGACCTGACCGGGCTGTACAAGCTGGTCGATGATGAGCGGCTGGCATCGTTCATTTCCACAAACAAGAAAATCAAGGAAGAGATGTTTCGGTTCCAATCTGAAATGGCCGCGATCATGGCCGGCAGGTCCGGGTCAGGGACGACATCTTCCGCCG